TCCATCTCAACAGTACATGGATCAAAACAAAAGCCGTGGATCTTATACATTTTTTTTGCTAAATGATGTTTCATAGGACCACCGCAATTAGGGCATCTTAGTGGAATTCTTAAAGCTTTTTTTGCTGTATCTAGTTTAGTAATGTTTTGCTTTATCCCGTTTTTTATAGTCCACTGTCTACCTCCATCTTCCCAAATGTCTCCTTCAGCGTATTTTTTTATAGTCTTTTTGTAACCAGTTTGCTGTTTTGTTCCAGCGGTAAAGTCCTTATTAACCAGGTTACGTACTCTTTCTACATCTGATTTTTTGAACTCTTTCTTAAGTAGAGATTCATTACTCATATCCTAATTCTTTTAGTTTATTAATTACTGTAGTAACGTCTCCGTCTTTACATTTAATTGCAATTCCACCACTTGCTGTCCATTCGTCTATATTAGATGGTTTATCGTCTATTAATATACTATTTTCGTTTGCATATCTTTGCTTACTTTTAGAATATGCAAATATTACTTTAGGTTTTGGGGTTAGTTTATTTTTAACCCATATGTTCTTACCTAACCTGGAATTATTATCTCTTGAAGGAGATGTCAATAAATCAGGGTTATAAGGTGATATAAAGTTCCACAGCTTTTGACCTTGCGGCATCCAGTCCATTCCGGCCCAGAACTTAACTCCTACTTCTACATCTATCAAGTTCCAGAAAGCAGGTTGACCATTTGTCTTCTCATACTCTTTAGGACTCATTCCTGAGTAGTGTTCGAATCTAGATTCAAAATCAGTTAATACTCCATCCATATCACAGTATATTTTGTATGGTGGCTTTTCTTTTTCTTCCGGTAGAGGATGTGCCTCTAATAAATCTACTATACTATTGCTCATATCTTATTCCAATTTATTTCTTCTGATGTTGCTGCTAATTCATAGGGATGATTATCATACCTGTATCCCATATTATAATACCTAGTCATCCAACTTGGAGATTGTAGGTAATGTTGGTATTCGTGTATTAGAGTCTCAATAATGTGTTTTCTGCTAGTCATCTGTGGGTAGTAGAAGATAATTGAATTATCAATACGATCATATTCTGCATCAGGACATTCTTCTCCCAACTCTCCATCATCGTCTTCTCCTGCTAGTCTTGCGTAGATACTTTTTTCGTATTCTATGTAGGGAGTACATTCTGTGAATTTACTGTAACCGTACTTTTTAATTACCTTAGGTAATACTTCTTTAACTACTTCTTGTATTAATTGTATATCCATAACCGTTTTTATATACATAATATAAGAAAAATTCTTCAATAAGGCAACTAATTTTTAACAGAATCTTCCCAATTTCTAAAAGTTATATTTCCTTCTAGGTAAGCTTCTTTTTCTAGTTCCATTAAATTACTATCCTCATTTGTATTAGTAGTTCCTATTGCTCCTAGTCTACCTTCTAAATTTTGTTTATGATGTACCATTTCATGAGCAAAGGATCTCATTACATCCTTAGGGTGTCTACCTTGTACGTATAGTACAACTTCTTTTTTGTTAGGATCATAGTAGGCTGTTCTTCCGAAGAAGTTAGACGATTCTGCTATGTCCTTTTTTATTTTTACTTCTGGTAGAGGGGTTATTTTCATACCTTCATCTATCATATATTCAAGTATCGATCCCATAAAAGGAGTATAGTCGAATCCTACTCTCTGGTCTTCGTCTTTATTCTTTATTATAATATGGTCATGATGAAAACCTATTTCGTAATACTGATCTCCAATGCTGTTTCTTAATCTATTATAGAGTGTTACGAGTTTAGCTTTATCTGCTGATCTCATAACGCTTTTAGGAGCGATAGCTGTACCAGAAGAACCTTCTTTCTTTACTTCTTCTTCCTTAAACATTTCGTTTAACTTACTATCTAAGTCCTCTTGCATTATCTCTGCTATAATACTTGCTTTTAACATATTCATTATTTTTAGTATCTCATCTTTAGATAGTGCTTGAGGAAAAAAGTCCAGTACATCATCTAGATTACCTGAGAGTATAGCGCTTCTAAAATCTGTTGCTCTTACATTAGAATCCGTACCTGCTGGTATAACTAATCCTTCTACGTTATCTCTATTTTTAAATGTAGTAACCCTTTTTAGATCCGGGAGATCTTCTTGTGCTCTAATACCTGTAATAGCATAGAATTTTTCATTTGGATTAGCTTTTGCATAGTCTTTAGCAGCAAACATTGGGTTCTTTTCTCCATCCATTACGACTACTCCAGGAAGATACTTAGCGTATATGTTCCATACAGCCATTGATTCCTCCTTAGTTATTCCATTTCTTGTACCTCCTCCAATAAATACGTATACTTTATCTATCTTACCTAGCTCGTCACCTTTACCACTTAGTACGCTTATACCAGCATCAGCGTAGGAATCTATATCATATACCTTACCTCCATGGCTGCCGTTAAGAAGTCCTCTAACAACTTCAAAGTGTCCTCTATGTGGTGGCTTAAATGCTCCTGGGTATAATGCTATCATTTTAAAAATGCTTGTACTTTTTTATCTATCTCAGCTACATCTGAGTGTTTAAGTTCTTCTTGGAATTTCTTATCAACTACCATTCCTGCTATGTCGTTAAGAACTGCTTTTGCTTTATCCTTATCTCTTACGTTTCTATTTTGAATAGTATTTATTTTACTTTTCATTTTAACATCACCTGGTCCAGCTCCGTTTTTATCGTAAAATTTAATCCAGTATTTTTTAAGTTCTTTTGTCATAGAAATATTATTTCTATCGAACTCTATATTTGCCATTTCTTCTTCAAACCCTTTTATAGCCTCTTCTGATGGCAGTTCGTAATCAGATCTAAAAGATGATCCGAATGCTTCTTTACCTCCATTGGCTTCCATGTATCTTTCTAAATAATCAGATACTCCTTGAGTACCTTTTTCTGCAGACTTATTAAATTCTTCAACTTCTTTAGCATACTTGTTTTCTCTCATATTGATATATAAAGAAAAATTATCTCCTAAAGTCTCCTTATACCTTCCTAATAAGTTATATACGTTACTCCAAGTGGAGAAGACTGCTGCTTTTGGTACTCTTCTTTCTCTTGAAAAGTTATTTATAAAAGCTATCATTGGATGAGTATATACCATAACCATGTAGACATCATACCCTTTGTCTATTAATGCATCAATTTTAGAAGGATTAGATGCTGTAGTATCCCATACTAGTGATTTACCTAATTCCGATGCTGCTTCAACGTCCTTGTTTACTTGGCCTGCGGCTGCTCCTAGGTTGTTGTGAAACGGGTGTGCTGGGTCTTCTACGTACTTGTCTGGGTTGAACATTGGGAGTCCTGTTAGACCTAATTGTTTGATTAGGAATGATTTGCCTGCTCCTGCTCCTCCCGCCATTACTATTGCTTTTGGGGCGTTGGTAGACTCTAGGATTAGATCTGATAGTTTTATCATTGTTGTTAGTATTTACTGTTCTTCTCTTTTTTACTTTTACTTTTTTTGTTGATTGAATCATTGCAGCGTGTGCTCTTCCATTAGTATTTACTACTCCACTTCTTCTACCGCTATGATAAGTTACGTTAGTACCTCTATATCTATTATAATTAGGGTGGTAGTTTACTCTACCTCTATATCCATATAGGCTACTCCATCCGTAGTTGTTCCATCCATTATTACGGTACCTATTGTATCCCCATCCGTGATTGTTCCAGCCATAGTGTATACCGTATCCCCATCTATCATACCCGAATGGTGACCATCTATGAGGTTGGCCCCAAGAGTTCCATCCACTGTATCCCCATACCCAGTCGTTCCACATTTCGCTTCTGCTATAGTATGGGTTGTAAAAACTATACCTATTACCTAATATTCTACTATTCCAATCAAATGATCTAGGTTGTCTTAAAGCATATTGGGCAAAATCGTACCTAAAATTGAAATCTGTTCTCAGTAGCCTTTGAAGTTCAAACTCATTATCTATTACGGTTACTTCTGCATCTGATCCTTCTATAACGTAGATTGGATCATGATTTAGAGTACTTACTTGAAAAGAAGCACATCCCGTCAATAATGTTACTAGTACTAAAAATAACGATTTCTTCATATATTACAGTTTTAATGTTGTTGGGTAACTCTTATAAATAGGTTCCGTATTAGGGTTCTCTAATAGGTACAGCTTGTATATAGTCTTAAATAAGTCAAAATTATAATCTATTTCATCGATTATTTTTATTTGCCAACCCTTACCTTGGTATGCACCTTTCTTTTTAGAGGCAGATCTTGTACTTGATTTTAACCATATAATACCTGTCCTATCAATTTTTATACCTTTTGCTTCTTCGATTGCTTTTGCATAAGCAGCTAATTGTAAATTATACGAACGGTGTAAATTATTAGAAGTTTTTATATCTAATAACCATGTTTCTCCGTCCATCTTTACCAGTAAATCAGCGGTTCCTGCATATTTGAACTCATCGGAATATACAAACTCTTCTGCAGATATAAGTTCCGGTTTGTGAGTAGACCAGAAATCATAGAATTTTAGTATCATCTCCCATACTAGCTGTGAATACTTAGCACTGCCGTAATCATCCATCCAGTTTACCTCTTTACCTAATACTAAAGCTTCGGCTGCCTCATGTACTTGAGTTCCTTCCTTACCTGCTTTACGCATAATTAAGTCAGCATTATGTCCTACATCTTTTAACCAATTATCAAAGAACTTATTCTTAGGCATATACTGTAAGATTGTTGTCACTGAAGGGTAGAATTTTCCTTCGTCTCTTTTGTACACTCTTCTGTCTAAGAAATTAATCTGTTTTAATTTAGGTTTAAAATCTAATCTGTTCTTTGCATTCTCTTTAAGGATATTTGTACCTTGTCTAATCATAAATTTAGTTTTTGCATCATTATCTTAGTAAAGTCTAATTCAGCTGCGTTCTGTACTAGTTCGGTAAATTGTTTAAATCCCATTTCTGAGGGATCTTTACCTGATAGTTCAATTAAAAATACTCTAAAGCCAGCAGCTATTAGTTTTTCTGCTATTTCTAGTGCTTGTACTTGTGCATCAGTATCTAATGCGATGTATATGTCTGTTAATTTTCCTGTTAATATTCTCTTCCATAATGCTGGTGATAGGCTTTTTCCTAGTATAGGAACTGCGTTTCTACGTATAGACATAGCATCAAAAGCTCCTTCACATAGAATTATCGGTTGATCCCAGTTAATTAAATTCTCAAAAAATACTATATCTTTAGAAGCTTCTGGATTTTTGTATTTAAAATAAGCTCCTTCGTAAGTTCTTCCAACAAAATAATTGAGCCTATTGGACTCAGAATAGCTTGGGATAATAATTCGTCCTCCATAGTCTCCAGTTGTTGTGTATCCAATATTATATTTAATAAAATCATTGTGGCTAAGTCCTCGTTCATTTAAATACTTTCTAATTTTATTAGCTATTATCGATGTATTTGAAGCTGTTACTAATGATTGGAACTCTTTTGGTAGTTCTACAACATCATCATTTTTATATTCATACTTAATACCTTTTTTAACATACTTAAGTACTTCTTGTGCTTCGCTTTTTGGTAGTTTTAATTGCTTTACTAAAGAATATATGGATTGACCTCTAGATTTACATACCCAACATTCCCAGAAGTTCTTACCTTCTTCGTTAGTAACCATATTAATCTCAAGCTTGGGTTTACGGTGATTACAGAAAGGACAGTGAAAAGCGTAGTTATCTCTAGCTCGTTTTTGACTCTTACCTAGTATATTCTCTATTGACCCTAATAAAAAAGTATAATCCATACATAACAATTATTACATATAAGATAAGAAAAATAAATGTAATTACCAACTATACGTCAGTCATTTTTAATTTACCTGATTTTGGATGTACCATGAAGTTGTCAGGTCTTATATCCAATTCGTCTGGGTCTATCCCTAAATTTGTAGATTCTTTTTCTAAAGCTTCTATAAATTCATTAGAGACCTCTCCTTTATATTCACCCATAACCTCCATTGTAATAATACCTAATTTAGTATCCAACTTCTCTACATCGTAGATAAAGACAAAGTTGTTAGTTTTTTTTCCTTTAAGAATCTCGGCATGTTCTATTTCTACTTCATCTGTTGTAACTTTTACAGCTTTTCCGTTGAGTAGGTAGACTGAGCCATAATCTCCAGAACCTAGGTACTTACCTCCCTGGTCTTGTATTTTGTCTATTTCTCGACTAAAACCTGGATCATATTCTAGAGGACCCTCTAATATGATTTTAGATAATTTCATTATTCTGTTTCTAAGTTGAAATGAAAGTTAATTTTAGGATGGTAATCTCTTTCTCCAGGATCTGATTCAAAGAACCTATTAGCGCTCTGTATTTCATATCCTTTATTTTTTAAATGTAATTTAATACTATCAAATATATCTTCTGGTAAATCGTTTTTGATTATAAAGTCTACCATACCGAATCCTTTTCCTTTTAGTGGATCATCATCTTTTCTATCCTGGCTGTATTCTGCCATTCTTACATGAGGTTCAAATTCTCCGTATTTGCTTCTTAACTCCGATTGCAAAGAATTAGCTTGATTATCGTAGTTGCTTTCGTTTAGTATTATTTTAGTTAAATTTATCACAATTTTATTACTTTTAGTTTTAAGTCTCCTGTACCTTTAATTAATCGGTGGTATACTCCTCTTCTTATAAATAGACGTTTTAATGTCTCTGGTGTATTATTATCGTATTGGAACTTCCAATCTGTTTCTTGAAGAGGTTCTATTATACGGTCTTCATAGTCTCTATGCCATACTAGTTCTTTCTCATCTACATTATCTGTAAATGTTCTTACTTCTCCTTCTTCTATGTACGGTCTACCAGTATCCACTAAAGTTTCTTGATCCTCCTAATGACTTCCAGTAGCGTCCGATATTACATGCCCAGTACCCCGGTTTTGTTTTATCCTTCTTAGTTGCACATTTATGACGTGCTGCAAAGGATGATCTTGCTCCAGGTTCATCTATCTTAACATTTAATCCTGTTGTACCTCCAAAAGATACTTTTTGTACATTTCCTTTTTTATTTTTGACATAAACGTAGAATTTTTTAGAACCTCCTCGTTTAGGTTTATTAAGCGGTACTTCCTTACCTTGGTACTCTGCTTCGTTAAGAATAAACTTATCTACCCAAACATCATGAGTTATATTATAAAGTACTTTATCTGACATTCTATCTGTATATACTTTTATTACTGTATCTGATTGGCGGTTATGGTTGATATTCATGTCTTGCAACTTATCAATCATATCTTCATAGTTTCTAGGTGCTACTCCTAAAAGGGCATGTTTTCTATCATCTTCCCCACCTTCTTCATATGAACCTTCCTCCATTGGTAGATCTAAAGGTACCTTTTGTCCTTCGTATTGGCCGTATAAGCCAATATCTGTATCTTCTAGCAGTTGAGTATCTGCTTCATTGAGTTGAATATACCCGTCTCTCCAAGAGTCTCTTGCTTCTCTAAATAGTTGTATAAACTTATCGCTAGAGTAACGGTAGACATTCTCATGTAATGAGAGATCATTGTCTAAGTGGTACTGTAGAGTGGGTAGTCCTACTAAGTCTTTAATTTTTATCATCTGAAAAGTCTTTTCTATAAAATTTACCGAGGATATTGTCGTTTATATAGTTATTACGAGTTTCTAATACCTCTTTAATAAATAGGTGTTTTGTTTCAAAGTAAGTTAATTGCTTCTTATTCTTAACATACTTAATTATATCTCTCTTGAATTGTCTAACTTCTCCGTTCCTTACTAATTCTAGTATTTCTTTTTGAGAGCCATAGTATGTTTGCCAATCTGATTCTTTAATAACCTTCTTTTTAGCCGGAACTCTACCGCCAATTCCTTTAGCTTTTCGTTCTTCTCTTAGAGCTGCTAATTCTCTTTTACCTAATTTTTTATTTCTTTCAAAATAGAGCACTTTTTTTCCTATATATTTTTTACCTGTTGGTATATGTGTAACTTCGTATATAAATCCATAAGTTCCTTCAGGCATATTTTTTATACCGAGGACAGGTAATCCTTTATAATTCCAAGTTGGATCAGTCATTTGTTGTAAATTTTAGTTAATTAAATATAAGAAATAAATTAACGAATAGCAACTATGTCTATTGTAAAAATGGTATAGTTGTTGCATCAAGTGATTGCCAGTTTGTGCCGTTGTATACACATAACTTATTGAATGTAGTGTTGTAAACCATTAGTCCTGCTGGAGGAGATGGTATACCGTACATCTGCGCATGTGTAAGTCTTGGAAGTAAAACTCCATCTGTAGTCGAGGTTACATCTAACTTAGCTTGAGGAGTAGTAGTCCCTATACCGACATCGCCTGCTGCATTTATTAGGAATTTAGTTGAACCTTGCCACTTATACTGTAAGCCTCCCGAACTACTTCCTGTTCGTTTGTTAGCTTCTAAAATTATTGATCTAGAGCCTGCTGCGTAGTATATTTCTCCATCAACACTTGTTCCGTTTAGTACTCTTATCCCTCCTGATGCGTAATCATTTGAATTCCCTATTATATCTATAAATCCACCGCCGCCGTATGCGCCTGCATCGGAATTTATAAAAGTTGCTACTGTATCTCCAGAAGCACCAGATGATGAAGTACTTCTTTTTACAAATAAGTTACCCTGTGCTGTAGTTGGGGTTGTTGCTGGAGACCCGCCTACTGATAGTCGTCCGCCTTTTATTAAAGCTGTTTGTGCGTCCACTACTGCACTACTCAGTGTTAAATAGTCACTAGTTGTCCCAAAAGGATTTCTACCTTGAAATAGGAAAGTACCCATATTTGTACCAACATCTCCTCTTGCTTGTAGTAGTGATATATTAAAACTGTCTTGAGATAATCTAAGTGCTCCGTTACCGAGTTCATACACCTGTATTGATGAAGAGACGTTTAAAAGGTTGTTTGAAAACAGTAATGCTGATGAAGCTCCAGTTACTCCATTAGAGTTGAATTGAATTTGCGTGTTTGTTCCAGCAGGTGATGCTGTTAGTCCTGATAGCCCTGTTCCATCTCCTACAAATGAACCTGAGAAGATAGAGCCTGATATTGCTAATGTGTCTGTAAAGTCAACTACAGAGCCAGAAACAACAAGTGATCCTGTTATTTTTGCATCACCGTAGTACGGAAAAGTCTCTAATCCTGTTAATGCTGATCCGTTCCCTGAGAATGTCCCTGTTAGGTTTACTCCAGTTGCAGTTACATTATTTATATTTAAATTAGTTAGACCTGAACCTAGTCCTGCAAAGGATCCCGAGAAGTTTGAACCTGATATTGCTAATGTGTCTGTAAAGTCTACTACGGCAGTAGAACTAGATATAGTTAGAGATCCTGTAATATTTGCAGATCCGTTTAGATTTCCATCCCATACTGTAGTGGATGTAATTCCTGTTAATCCTGTTCCATCACCTACAAAGCCTGAAGATGCTTCTATACTACCGGTAATTATTACATTACTTTTAAAAATATGTTCGTTAGCCATTTTCTACTTTATTTATACTTGTTTCTTAAATGCTGTTATTAGTATGTTTAAATCATGGGAGGTTAGTCCGTTTGAAGTAAGAGCTAATGTTGCTACAGTAGCTGTTTTAGTTAATGTAAAGTCTATCTCATTTATTGTGCTAAATGCTGCTGTATGTCTTTCGTTAAGCTGTGTTGTTGTTGTGGTATCCCAAGCACCTTGAAGGTATCCTGTTCTACTATTGTTTGTAGCACTAGTTATTAGCGAGTATTGAGCTGTAAATCCTGTATAGCCGGTTGATGTAGTATCTAATGTTATAACTGTGTTATTTCCTGTAATATTTGTTTTACTAACATGTATTAACTCTACTCCTGGTCCTCCGGGGTATCCTGTTGAGGATATCGTTACTGTATCGGATACATCTAATGCTCCTGATACTATAAGTGAACCTGTTATCTCAGCGTTTCCATTATGTGATCCATCCCATTCGGAGGATACTCCTGTTAAGTTACTTCCGTCACCTGCAAAGCTTCCGGAGAAATTAGATCCTGATATTGCTAAGGTATCCGTAAGGTCTACTATAGCGGCTGTACCAGATACTATAAGTGAACCTGTTATTTCTGCATCTCCGTTATGTGTTCCATCCCATTCTAGCCCAGATAGGTTCGAACCGTCTCCATAGTAAGTTCCTAAGAACTTAGAGGCTGTTACTTCTGAGTTTATTTTGACACTTCCTGCTTGGAAGTCTCCTTCTATTAATGGACTGTTGGATTGGGCGTTATGAATATAAAGTTTATTATTGACACTAACCGGACCGGTACTTTGTGGGCCTGCTTTGTAACCAATAAATACGTTATTACTTCCTTGTGCAAGTTCACCTGCGTAGCTTCCTATTGCGGTATTATGTTGTTCTTTTCCGTTTAGGTAGAATAGTGCTTCTGATCCAACTGCTACGTTCTTTACACCGTCTTGGCTGCTATATAGTGCCTGGTACCCTATTGCTACGTTTTCTTCTCCACTTCTAATACCTGAACCTGCAGAAGCTCCTAATGCTGTGTTTTTTGCTCCTTTTCCGTTTTGGCCTTGGAGTGCATTTGCTCCTAATGCTGTGTTGTATTTACCTGATATAGTTGTTCCTGATGCATGTCCTATAAATGTAGAGCCAATACCGGCGTTAAATCCTGTATAGTTTCCAAGTAGTGTAGAATTGTTTTTTGCATTAATTCCAGATTCAAATCCTATAGCAACTCCTTCTGTTGCTGTACTGCTATGAAATGCCTTCTCTCCTATACCGAAAGCATGTTGGGCTATATTTCTTATATGTATATTTTCGTCTATATAGGTCTCCCCTTTCAGGTTTATAGTTGGATTTGAACCGCTAACAGTAAATGAACCTGTTATTTCTCCAGGACCGTCTACTTTTAAATCTCCTTTTATTCCAGCAGAACCGGTATAAGGAAAAGAGGTTGCTGTTATGCCTGTTAGTCCAGATCCATCTCCTACGAACGACCCAGAGAATATTGAACCTGATATAGCTAATGTGTTTGTAAAGTCTACTATTACGTTTGAACCTGATACTATGAAAGAACCGGTTATTTCACCATCTCCATCTCTTGTTCCGTCCCATTCAGATGTTGCTGTTATGCCTGTAAGATTGCTTCCATCTCCGTAGAATGAACCGCTGAATATAGAAGCAGATACCTGTGAATTGAAAGTTACTTGTCCTGTATTAAAATCACCGTATATTAAAGGTGTGTTACTAGCTTGGTTATTAATATATAACTTATTACTGTCTGTATAGGTACTTACTGGCCCTGCACCGTACCCTAGGAATAAGTTTCCACTTCCTGCGGTCAATGTAGCTCCTGCTAATCCACCTAATGCAACATTGTATTCTCCTGAACCTAGGGTGCTTAATGATAGTCCCCCTATTGCTACTGTTTTATTAACCCCGTCTGCACTGTATAGGGATCTGTAACCTGCTGCTACGTTACTGTCTCCATCTAATATAGTTCCTGCAGATATACCTAATAGTACGTTTTTAATTCCATCTCCACTAGTCAAGTTATCCCCAGCACTTTGTCCTAATATTACATTGTTGAATGTATCTGTAATTGATACTCTTCCTACTACTGTTAATAAATTACTTGCAGTACTAAATTTTAATCCCGATTCTCCTTGTAGAGTTGCTGTTTGACCTGTTGCAGTCAACACATTATCGTTTGTATTATTTAGTATAGTAAATCCTGCTGATGCTGCTCCTAAGGGTATTATGATTTTATCTTCTACAGCAGTATCGTAATGCAAGTGGAGGGTAGTTCCACTATCGTGAATAGAACCAGAATAGATAACTGATCTAAAATTATTATCCATCTCAAGATGGGTCAAAGAACTTTCTTTTTCTATTCTATATGTTAATCCCGGTATTGCCATTATATATTTTTATTATAAATATCTTTTATATTCTTATTACACTCCCACATAGATTATATATGCTAAAGCATAGAATGGTGGTATTATTGCTTTTGATGCGGCTATTCCTGTAAATGCTCCGGTAGGTCTTGTTTGAGTAGCGGTTTGCATTACAGTTGTTGTGTTACCAATAGTTGCATAGCGTGAGTTTTTACTTGTGGCATACACTCTCCTATTTCCAGTATAATCACTAGTTGCATCGTACCCACCTATTGTACGTACTCCGGTTGCTGTGTTACCAGCAGATGAACCAGGTCCTCCGACTGCATCAGTACCGTTTGGGTAACTGGTATTAAGGTTACTATATAGCCTATCGTCAGCAAGGAAAAAGTGATGGTGA